ACAGCATTGAAAGTTAGGTCCATGCCCCCCAACAGTGATGTTGAGATGTCCTAACCTGTGGACCGCTGGTCCACCGCACCATTAATGCATGAAACGTTGCCACGTACTAATATTTTTGTATATGAACGCAGGTGGCCAACCCCATCAAGGTATAGTGTGCGTTACACTCCACGTGGGCGAACCACATGAATTTTATCGAGACAGAGATGCTAAGAAATGAGAAAAGAAAGCGTCAACCATAAATTGCGGCCCAACTTTGTCATAATACCGAAGGAATCCACGACCAGGCCCCACATCTGGGACAGAGCCCATTTCCGGCTCAAGTCGCGCCTCCTCGCCGTTTGGAGTCTCACCAGAAGGTTTATCTCCAACTACGGCCGCCTCCTTGGCAGCTTCCTTGGATGGTGAGAATAGCTTATAAAGGCCATATCCCACACCAGCCACGGCTGCAACTGCCAAGGCGACAGCAGCCACCATCGGAGCAGCGGCGGCCACTCTACCCAATACAGCTCCCAATCTAGCAAAAACACTAGTGCTTGACGCCATGCTACGAGCGACCGTTGCAATCCTAGACGAATTAGCCGCAACTCGTGCGGTGTAATTAGCCTGGGCGCGGTTCAAGCTCTGCATGCCGGCACGCATATAGCGTTGCTGAGAGGCAGGAGTTGCATTGATCTCCCCTTGCAGGGGTCCGGTATTAAGGTCTCTGGTCACTTCATGGAAAAAACGAGGATTGATTTGTTTGTAAGGGTGGGCAAATAATTGCTCCATGGTAATGAGTTCCATTGCTAGTGCAGGCTATAGGAGTCTACAATGGCTAGACTACCCTCTGCCCGGTCACTCTAAGCGTTAAGCGCCGCAGCCACAGGCTCGGCGAATTCACAGATATAAGCGACGAACAAATTACCAATGCCACTAGTGCCAGCAACACTATCAGCCCCATAATAAATGGTAGCGGGCCTTGCCTCGGGATCGGGATATGAACCCGGGGTGAACGTCAATCCACCAGGGATGGTACCACCAAGGGTTCCACCACTCGACGGAGATACACCACCCTGAGTGGTCCGCACATAATACCAGTTATTGGTCGCCTTGGTAGTGTTGTAGTCCACGTAAATCGCCTCCCGACTAGAAAGCTCGGGAGAAAATGCCAACGTTGGATTAATGGCCCCACCAAACCAAGCGTTGCCAATGGAGCTATCCTCCGATTGGGCCACTTGGGCCAGACTAGAGGGTCCGGCATCAAGATAGTCGTAATTGAACATGAAGAAGGTACTGCCAGCGGTGGCTGTTGAACAAGTAGGCACATAAATGTACCTCAAGAACCGCCAGTTGAATTTAACATACTGTTTAGCAATACCAGACAACCACGGGTAATTCGATGCCAACCCGGGGTTACAAACGTCACCACCAGAACTAAACACGCCGGCAGATCCATTAGCCGTGTGGACTAACTCAAAGTTCTGCACGATGAGTTTACGTCCAGCTCCAGCCTGCAGAGGCAAAATCTGCTTGGAACCAACCGTCGCGCCAAATGCTGCCGGTGCCGCCATCGACTGACGAGCCAAGTCGAAGGTCTGGGGAGCGCGCACCGACCTAGGTGCACGCGTCCGCGTCTTTTTGTTGTTTTTCGTTTTACGTTTGTTTCGACGAACCATGTTTTGTATTGGATCCGGCAAACATGAAACCGGACTGTTCATCACACTTCCCCTTTAAAGGGTGGAGCCGTGCAGTCTCTCGGCATTTTGGTTAGCACGTAAATATTTACGGGTAGATCACCCAACGTTTTGGTCCTTTTAAGAAGTGAAACCCAATTATAAAATACAAACCCACTGGCCTCACACCCATCGAGGGAGATGGATGGAAGCATCAAGTTCACGTCTCACGTAGCACCACTCCTGTTTGCGGTAGAAGTTTTCCAACTCTACCTGCATATCAGGGGTGGTGCCAAACGCGAGATAGAAGGAGTGTCTCGTCTCTGGAGAGATGGCACGGTAGTCTCGGGTCATACCCTTAGACAGCCAGGCCATACCACCAGTCAGATCGGCATCTGGAATATTATGCCGGCGCTTAGATGATCGACGGGATTGGCGGTGAAGGGGAATTGACCTTGCGATTCGAATGTATGAAGCATAAAACTCCTGGTACACTGGAATGCCACCAGTCAAACTCAACCCGCCCTGACCAACAGCGTCCATCCAAGCACGACACACCTTGGGGGCATCGAGCTCTTTGAGACTAAGACAATCTTTTGACAACGCCTTCGGGAAATTACGAACCATGATGTACTTCCCAGCCACAAAGACCGGGTGGGTTTGGCAAAATTCAATGCCCTCCAAACAGTACACTGGTTGCT